GGGGCGCTGAGCCGATTTTCCATATTTTTTATGCGAATCGGCATGGCCCTTTTGCCATTTGCGGGGAGGGGACCTGAGGGCCTGAGGTCCCCCCTAAAATGTTATGCGGTTTATACAGCGAGGTTCCGATACGGGTAGGGGTCCGACCTTCCCCCAGTTCTGGAGAAAAGTTTTGATTCTCTTGTATGTGTATCAATATAATTGGAACTATTGGAACTATTGGAACCTACCTGAAGAAAAGTAAGTAGAATCAACAATGTTAATCGGTGCAAATAGCAAGGTTCCGATAGGGGTCAGTTCCAATTAAATCGGTTATCCGCTTTGCGTAGCTACGCACTCCACCGCCGTTTTTGGTCGGATTCACCCCTAAAATAGATGTGCTTACGTTGGTAGAACCGCGTAACAAGAGACCCAATCGGAACCCTTGCAAAATCCACTTTGACCAGCTATACGATTCGCATACCAAAATAGGGGTGTAAAAATGCGCAAAATGATGGAATATTCGCTCGGTTCCGCAGGGGGTTCGACCGCCACTTTAGTCGTCCTAAACGTGCCATTTTTCGATGCTTTGCTCATCGCCATTGCCTCCACCATACTTACAGGGGTTATCATAGCGGCAAGCCAATTTATGGCGGACCAGACATACCGGCCTGGTGTAGACGCGACGAAAATGATGAAAGGCGTGTGCCCTGAATGCGGTGTGTTCAACAGTCTGCAAGAAGTTACTTCCGCCGATCCATCGCGCCGCCGCGTCGATTGCAGGGCTTGCGAAGAGAGCTTCGAGGTCCAGATGACGGATCGCGGCATCACCGCCCGCCGCCTTGGCAAACTGGAGGAATGACAGTATACAGACGAGCGAGGGAGACGAGACGTGACCAAGACGCCGTTTGAAGAGTTCATGGAAGCAATAGGCCATGGTGCACAGTATTTTGTCACCACGATCTCGGCTTCGATGCTGGCTGACCGGGCGGAACTGGTCAAGGCCCTGTGGGTTCAAGCGGTGGTCAACGCGCCTCCGGGTGCCCTTGAGGGGGCGGACGGGCATGTGCTGTCCGTGTTCGACCCGATCCACGAGGACGGCACCATAGACTATGAGAAGATCACATACGGCGACAAGTCGGTGATCGAAGCTGAAGGGATCGTCGTATGTCATCTGATCGGATAATCACCCCGACCGGCCGATTGGTGTTCGAGGACAAGATGCAGGAGGCGATGGATCGCTTCAAGCCACATGAGGACGGCGAAGGCCGCCGATACTTCGTGCTGACCGGCGATTATTCGCAAATCGAACTCTACGTGCTCGCCGCGATGATGTACGAGGCCAAGGGGCCGCTGGTGCTCGACTTTGAAGGTTCTGGCTCTATACCAGGCTTCGCCGATCCGTTTACGTTGTTGCGGCAGAGCGGCGGCCAGATCGCGGAGGTCATGGAGAAGAAGCCTGCCGTTAAGCAGAACGGCCGCTCGGCGGCGTATCTTCAGCACGATCCCACCAAGAGACACCGGAGGACCAAATGACCGAGACACCTAAGCATACCATCGTTCAAGGCCGCATCTTCAACAGAGTCGACATCCCGGCGACCGGCGAATGGCAACTCCTGGAGATGAAACGCTTCAAGGTCTTCGTCCTGGTGCGTCCGAACGGCCGTCAAGCATGGTTCCACGAACGCGATCTCGCGAAGGCTAGCACGCGAATCCCGAACTTTCGCTACACGAACCAGCCACTTCGCGACCTTCAGGTCCTCGCCAAGCGGGGTAACTTACGCCCGTTTCACGTCGATGCCGACTTCGATCCGACAAGTCTATTGCAGGGGTAGCGCGGATCGTCTATACAACTCGGACGCGGCCTGCCTGGCGGCATGACAAGCGTTCTACCGGACTAGGGGTTTGCAAAAGCCACGGTCTAAGGGGATAAATACAGTAGCCAGGCGTGCATCCCTGAGGGGTCGCAGCGGGGCGGGAAAGAAGGAGCGATCTTTCCCGCCCCGTTCCTTCTTTCGAGGATAGTGTAGTCATGGAAAGAATTACAGCCACGGTAGCGACAATCGGCATCCTGATAGCCATCGTCGCCGGTATCCTTTACCTGATGAAGCTCCACATTTTCACCGCCGATCAGATGGCGTGGACCTTTGTCGGCGGCCTAACGAGCGCCGCTGTCGGGGTTGGCGCGCTCATCATCAAGTCGATCTGGGAAAACCAGCGGTAATTATATAGGCTCGGCCCACTCGCGGATCGCGTTCTTATCGACATGTTCGCCGTCAGCCGACAAGAACCTATCAGGCTCTTGGCTCCAGTAGGTGTAACTCTTTCCGTTGAGCTTCACCTTGCCGAGTGGCGTGAAGCCGCGTTCTGACATCAGACGTTTCCACGCCTGGCCGTAGGGCACTGGGATGCCGCGATCCTGCATGGCGTCCGCCAGACGGACGGAATTGACGAGTTCCCGGCACAGTTCGGGGTCGTCGCTGCTGTCAAGGATTTCTGCCAGGCCCTCTTCCTCTTCCGTCTGGTTGAGGTAACGCATCTCGGCCAGGCTTGAACTTTCTGTCGCCCGCGTGACGGGATCGAACTCTTCATGCAGTTCGTAGTCCAGCAACCATCGACGCAGAACTTCAGGGTGGTCCAGGACCTCGTGGAGCCTTCTGTAGTAATCCGGATTTGCCGCGTTGAACTTGTCGAGGGCGCGCTTCGTCTGCCAACGCGAGAACATCGGATAATACCGGGTGCTGTTCTCGTTGACCGGCACGCCATCCTTGTAGTTCGTGGTCAGGAAATAATTGACCGTGTTGATGACCTTGTAGACGTCCGTCTTCATACGCCGGACAGACACCATGTCATTGGCGATGTAGGGCTTGACCTTGTTGATGACGGCGAATCGATCCTGGCCGTGCAGCCGGACTTCCTCGACCATGAGGAACTGAGACCCTTCAGCCCATGGGGTGTACTTCTCGCCGAAGGCATCTCCGTTGATGACATTGACGTTCTCGCCGCCTAATACGGCCGCCATCAAGCGCCCGAAGAAGCTCTTGCCGTCGTTCTCCACCCCTTGGACGACGGGAGACCAGTTCACCTTCCCGCCCGTCTGCACAATATAAGCCAGCCAGCTAAGAAGTAGCTTCCGGTCGCGATCATTGCGGAACAGATGTTCGAGATGCTTTTCGACCCGCTCACATAGTTTGCGCTGCTTGGCTGTCAGGGTATCAGGGACGCCATGAGGCACGGTAGCGTCGCTGTAGCTATTCACATAGCTTAGCTTGTTGGCGTCGAAGAATTGGTCCTCCCACGGCACGTACATCTTGTTGGCAACGGTAGGTATCTGGTAGCGATGGACCGCGACGTGCGAGGCCGAATGCTCCGGCGTGGACAGCCCTTCGAGGATATCTTTCTTCGTCAACAGGAAACGCCCGAACGATAGATCGAACGCTTTAGTGGAGAGAACTTGTCTCGTCTTGACGTGGTAGAAGGTTTCGTCTTGCTGGATGAACACCCAATCACGGAGCCACGCTGGCGTGGAACGGTGTTCCGGGTTCTCGAACGCGATGGCACGGCGGATCATAGTGATAGGCATCGGAACGTCCGTCGCCTTCTTGATCCGTTCCTTCAACATCACCACCAGCGACTCCCGAATCATAGGGGCGAAGGCGAGATGCTTGACTTTGTTCATGACCGCCTGGAAATCACGGTGATCGCTGGCTTTGCGGATATCTTCGCGGATTTCATCCAGTTCCTCGCCTGCAAGTCGCTCTTCTTCGGCGACGGCCTGCTTGAGGATGAATCGGGCGGTGATCGGCTCGCGCTTCTTGCCTTCGACATCGAACGTCGGCCATTTCTCGTCGAGCGCGTCCATGTCGTAGTTTGGTGCCGTGGCTGACCATTCGTGCCACATCATCAAGCCTTCGTCGGACCCGTCGAACTGGTGGTACAGCGCCATGCCGACGTGGAACCATGTGTCATAGTCATCGGCGTTCGGGACGCTGTGGAGCTTCTTCAGCAATTGCTCCGGTGAAAGATCGACCTTCGACTTGTCCGAGATGAAGGGATCGTCGTAGTTATACTCTTTGCCACGGCTGCGTTGATCGGTAAGGCGCTTGACCGTGCTCTTCTCCTGCCAGCCACGCTTCCGCGCCCGGCGCTCAAACTCGGCCACGATCTCAAGCGCGTCGTCGCGGTCAATCACGGGGAGGTCATCGTGCGGGACGTCTAGGATCGATTCGCCGCCGAGCCATTGATAGGGTTTTTTCGTGTCAGGGTGGATGTGGAAAGCAACGAACTGCTGACCGTCGCCTAGCACTTCCAGTTTCACCGGGCGGCCCTCGTCGTCGATGAAGACCTTGGACTGTGTTTTAGGGAACGGGGTCTCAGCGCGGTACACAAGTAGGGTCTTAGGCGCTAGACCGACACGTTGGAGCGTTTCACCGCAAAGGCCTTGTGTGAATCCGATCATGTGGTCCACAAGGTCTTCGTCGTAGCAGTCGATATCGACGCCCGGCGTCATCCGGCATTTGATGCCAACACCGAACGCGCCGCGACCGGCCTCTATCGCAGAGGCGATCCGCTTGGGGCCGTGGCGCTTGGCTTCCCAATCTTGCCCGAACGGCCGCTTCTCGCCGGGACGGATAAAACAGATGTCGTATCCCGCCTCGACAACGCGCAGCGCATGCTTCTGTAAATACTTAACCCCCACCCCGATCACTCCACTGGTAAGTTCGGCTCCGAGACGAAGAGTTCGCGCGGGAAGTAACTTCGGCCAAATAATTTTTCGATCCGCTTGGCGAGGTCATCGGTGCAACTTCCACGATGGACGGCCAGGTGTATTGTGTTGGGTGTGACGCCGAGTTTGTTGGCCAAGGTCGTGGCCGAACCGTCGTCCATGCAGATGATCGCCAGGCGGAGATGCCAACGGACAAGTTCTTTTGGATCGGTGATGTCAACAAGCCGTGGTGGCTTGGGCCAGTAGGAACTACCAGTCATGGTGCCTCGCATGGATAAGGTGCACACTTAGCTAGGTCCAATTGCCTCTTAACGCAAGTTATTTTTCTCGTTGACATACCTCTTTCGGCTCACTAGACAGGACACCGTTTCGGAAACGAACCGGGGCAACCTACCAATTGGAGGCAATCAACATGCTTGAAGAGAAAATCGAGGCGCTGACGAAGGAAGTTGTCGCCCTTCGTCAGACCATCGAGAAGAACGGTACGGCGGCTGGGACCAAGGCGGCCGAGAAGGCGGCTCCAGTCAAGAAGGGGTCGGCGAAGAAAGCCGCCGCTGACGATGATGACGATGATGACGATGATGCAGATGAAGTGCCCGCCAAGAAGGCTCCGGCCAAGAAGGCTCCGGCCAAGAAGAAGGTCGCTGAGCCAGAGCACGACGAAGATGAAGTCGGCTCCATCTTCCGCAAGGCGGCAAAGATCGACAAGCCGAAGTGCAAGAAGTATCTCGCCAAGGTCGAATGCGAAGACCTGGCTGAACTTCTCACCAAGCCGGAACTCTACGACGCTGCATTCGATTTCGCCGAGGCGATCATCGACGCCGATGACGACGATGACGACGATGACGATGATGTCTGATCGTCATTGACGAAACACCACAGGGCCTCGCCTGCCAGTCGGGCGGGGCCTTGTCTCCCCGGTCGGCGGGGCCTTATGTGAAAACGGAAGTTAGTTCCATGCCGATAGGATATACCGTGGGGAAGCAATACCGTCTTGACCGGAACTACGACCGCTATGCGGCGCTGAGTGTCTGGAAGCGGATATTGCGAGAAGCGAGCAACCGTAAGTTCTCGTTGGAAATCAAGTATTCACACGTCGGCCGCAATTATTCGGCTGAAGTGTTCCAGATGATGACGTTTAAGCACTCAGCACACGTCTACAATGTTTCATCCACCTTGAAGCATGGGTGCAACCCATTGGAAGCAATGGTGATAGCCTTGCGAGCGGCCTTCGATAAGGAAGGCATCGGGTACGACCCGCTCATGTCGATGCTGTTCCTCGAAGCGGAAGTTATGCTGCTCGGAATGGCGTGGCAGGACGCCAAAGATCGCCATGTCAAGGAAACCGAACTTGTTGAAAAGGCGCTGAAGGTGTTACGAATCGTGCTCGATACGATCCCGGCCGCGCCGGATGAAGACGACGATCTATGAGCGAACATCATCTCCCTGCCGTCCGTGGCCCCCTGACGGCCGCGCAGATAGCCAAGAAGATGGCAGGCGGGCACAGTGTCTTCTCCCCTTCCGGTGCAGAGATGACAACGACCTGTCCTGAGAGCCTGGTCATCAACGCTTTGGCGGACGACGACACCAACATTGATTCCGCCACAGGCACCGTGGCCCATTGGCTCGCCGAGAAGTGGTTGAAGACCGGCCGCCGTCCGGATCGCTGGATTGGCCGCACGCGCACGGTGAAAGACTTCACCATCGATATTGATGAAGAGATGATGGAGTTCGTCGGCGACTTCGTGCGTCGGTGCCAGGCGCTCGCGGCGGTCTCCGAAGAGAGCTTCACCGAACGGCATGTCGATATCTCGGACCTGACGCCGATCCCTGACCAGGGCGGCACGCTCGACTTCGGCGGCATGGGGCCTGGCTGGATCAAGATCGTGGACCTGAAGTATGGGAAAGAGCCAGTGTTGGCCTTTGACCCTGTTACAGAGACGGTCAACAAGCAACTTGGCATATATGCTTGGGGCGTCTTCCTGGAGTTCGATTGGCTCTACAACTTCCAGGAGATCACGCTTTGCATAAGCCAGCCGCGCCTGACGCACGGCTACAGCGAAGTGACGATCTCTCGGCAGGAGCTTATCGAGTTCGCCGACATGATCCGCTCGAAGTGGGCGTACACATGGGCCAATCCGAAGGGACGGGTGCCGTCGATTAAGGGGTGCCGGTGGTGCGCGACCCGCGCCAAGTGCCCCGCGCTCTATCTGTTCATGGCCGAGCAAACGTCCGATGTCTTCCGCAACCACGATGACGATGATAACGTGATCGAAGGTGAGTGGGAGGAAGTTATATCCGTAGAGCGGATGCAAGAGGCCAACGCGGTGATCCTAGATGAGTTCGCGCCAACGCCCTTTCCCGATCTCCCTAAGCCAGCCGAACTCAACACCAAGGCGATGGAGAAGTTACTTCGCTATCGCAAGCTGATGGAGAATTTCTTCAACGCGATCCAAGCCGAACTACTGGACAGGGCGATCTCTGACGAAGAGACCCTGACTTGGTGGAAACTGGTTATGGGACGCACGATCCGCAAATGGGTTGACGATGAAGACTTCATCATTGAGACCCTGGAGGGAGCGGGACTTAAACGGCGGTATATGTTCAAGACCGTCATGCGATCTCCGGCTGAAATGGAGCGGATGCTTCATACCAAGCTGAAGATGAAACTTGTGGATGCCAAAAAGCTCTTGGCTGAAGCGGGACTGGCCGTGCAACCGCCCGGCCAAAAGACCTTGGCGCAGAAATCCGACCGTAGGAAGGCTCTGCCCAAGGATACGGATGTGTTCCGCAATTGGGACACCGAAGAAAGCGAAAGGTGAATACGATGGCACGCGAAGTCGTGAAAAAGGTGACGGTGAAGGGTCCGAAGGGGCAGAAGGGTTTTGCGATCCTCTACGCTGACGGCACTATCTTCATCGAATGGGTGCGGTTCTCCTATCCGCATCTCGACAAGCCCTGGAAGAAGAAGGGCGACGAAGGCAAAGCCAAGTTCTCCATCGTGTCGCTGCTCGGCAAGAAGACGCACGCGGCGGCAATCGAACTGGTCCAAGAGCGGATTGATGAACTCCTGAAGGAGAACAAGATCAAGAAGCTGAAGTCGGATCGCATCTTCATGCGGGACGGCGACGATTCGGACCAGGACGAATACGAAGGCTTCATGACCGTCAACGCACGGGAAGAGCGGCGGCCTCCGCTGCGCGACCGTCGCAACGAAGTCGTGGACCCGGAAGACGCTGGCGATGTGTTCCGTCCTGGCTTTTGGGGTGCCGTTCTCATCCGTCCGTGGTTCATGAACAACGATTGGGGCAAGCGTGTCAACGCTGGCCTGTCGTCGGTCCAGTTCCTCATGAAGGACGAAGAGTTCGGCGAAGGCCGCCTGTCGGATGATGACCTGGACGACACCTTCCGGAGTTATGACGACGACGATGACGATGACGGCTCCTACGACGACGATGACGATGATGACCGCCCCGCGCGGAAGTCGAAGTCGAAGAAGCGCCCTGCCGACGATGATGACGACGATGACGATGATGACGACCGCCCCGCGCGGAAGTCGAAGTCGAAGGCGAAGTCCAAGTCGAAGAGCCGGGACTACGATGACGATGACGACGAAGACGACGACCTCTGATTCGTGAAGGAGGGGGACGGCACCCCGCGACGACGATTGCAGTATTACAGGCCACAGTCGGCCGGTGGTGTTCGTCCCTCTCCCTCTCTTCGGAAGTAACTTCCATGTCAAAGATACCGTGGGCCGACCGGCCGGAGAACAAAGCCAACCGGCTTGAATACATGAAGGAGTGGCGGCGCAAGAACCCGCTGAAGGCTTGCGTTCACTCTCTTGTTGGCGGGGCGAAAGACAGAGCGAGAAAACGCGGCCTCACCGTGGACAAGGACTTCATGACCGTGGCTAATGTCTCGGCCATCATACCGGACGATATGCGGTGTCCTTGTTGCCGGAGGAAGATGACAGCGGAAGTCGAGAAAGGGAAGCACCCTCATTCGATATCACTGGACCGCGTTGACAACGATGCGGGTTACGTTCGTGGCAATGTTGCGGTTATCTGTTCAACTTGCAACAGCCGGAAGAAGGATATGAGTATCCACGATCTCCGGCTAATTTTGAGATATGTAGAGAGACATGGCGCTTAGAAAAGGACAACTTGACGAACGCTTCGGCGAGTGGGATTTGGTCCCGCTCGAACAGCCGTCGCGCACGTTGAGCCTGGACTTTGAAACCTATTGCGACATTGACCTTCGCAAGTTCGGCTTGGATTTATACTCCAGCCATCCTTCATGCGAAGTCCTCATGTGTGCCTATCGGATTGACGATGGCCGGGTTAAGCATTGGGACGCGACCAACGATCCGATGCCACGCGATTTGCGCGCGGCGGTAGAAGACGACAACTTTCTGATTTGGGCGTTCAACGCACAGTTTGAGCGCGTCATCATGAATCGCGTGCTCGGCTTGTTCCCGGCGATACACCGTTGGCGTTGCACGCTGGTTCTTTCCTACATGCACAGCTTTACCGGCGATCTTGGCATGATCGCGCGGCAGATGGGAATCGAGCAAGACAAGATCAAGCTCGACACCGGCAAGCGGCTCATTAAGCTGTTCTCCATGCCGCAACGGGTGACGGCCAACCAGCCGCACCGTCGTTTCACGGCCGAGACGCACCCGGTCGAATGGCGGATGTTCATCGAATACAACATCCGCGACGTGGAAGCCGAGTGTGAGATCAAGCGCCTTCTCGACAAGCCAAAGTATCCGATCCCAGCGCGCGAGTGGGAGTTCTATGCGCTTGACCAGATAATCAACGACCGGGGCTTGCCCATTGACCGCATCTTCGCGGAAAACGCCCTTGCGATGGCCAATCTACGCAAGGACGAACTCCTGGAGCGGATGCGGCAGAAGACAGAACTAGCGAACCCCGGATCACCCGCACAGCTATTGCCGTGGCTTCAGGCGCGTGGCTATCCGTTCAACGATCTTCAGAAGGATTCGGTTAAGAAGGTACTGACCGCCTGGAAGGGAATCCAGACTGGCGAGTTGAAGAAGGAGAAGGACGAACTCTATCCGGATATGCTGACGAGGCGAGCCGTCGCGGTGCTGAAGCTCCGCCAGCAACAGGCCCGCACCAGCACCAGCAAATATCAGGCCCTCCTTACCGCTATGGGGACGGACGGCCGGATGCGATACGTCTTCCAGTTCTGTGGTGCCAGCCGCACCGGCCGCTTCGCCGGTCGCCGGTTCCAGCCGCAAAACCTGACGATGATGCGAGACATCGAGTCGGAAAAGATACTCGAACAGATGACGGACGTGATCCGTCAGAACGACTACGAGTCGTTGCAGATTTACCGCAAGGAACCGCTCGACGCCCTGGCCGGTTTGGTGCGATCCTCCGTGCGAGCGCCGAAGAACAAGAAACTGGTGGTGTGCGACCTATCATCCATTGAATCAGTGGTGATCGGATGGGTCGCGCGATGCGAACGACTGCTCAACGTCTTCCGCGAGGGCAAGGACGCCTACAAGGATTTCGCGACCGAACTCTACAAGGTGCTTTACGAAGAAGTCACCAAGCAGATGCGGAAGATGGCGAAGCCCGCCACGCTCGGCGCGGGATACCGCCTGGGTGGCGGTGACATCAAGGACGGCAAGAAGACCGGGCTGTGGGGCTACGCCGAGAATATGGGCGTCGAGATGAGCCGGAAGGAGGCGCACAAGAACGTGGCGACCTTCCGCCGCGTCTATAAGGAAATTCCGCAATGCTGGTACGACCTGGAAGGCGCGATCATGAGCGTCATCAAGCGGGGCGGCACCCGGCGTGTCGGTCCCGTTCGCTTCTACATGGCGGAGCCATACCTGGTGTGCGAACTGCCTTCCGGCCGGTGTATTTTCTACAAGAACCCCCGCATACGGCGCGAGAAGATGGAGGGCGTCGATAAGGAGACTGGCGAGCGCTACGTCTATTGGAAAGACAGCATCTCCTACATGGGTAAGGTGCAAAATGGCACTGCATGGAAGAGAATAAATAGCCACGGCGGGAAGTTTATTGAGAACGTCGTTCAAGCCATCGCGAGGGATATTTTGCGAGAGGGTATGCTGGCCCTCCACAAGGCAGGTTTTTACTTGATCGGGCACGTTCACGATGAAGCGATCTCGGAAGAAGTGGTGAATGATAATGAACACGGCCACGAAGCTATGCGCGTTCACATGATAAAAAAGAGAAAGTGGATGAAAGGCTTGCCTTTGAACGCGGCGGGCATGACGACAAAGATATATCGCAAGGATTGATCGGGAGGGCTTGACGTGAAACGATTTTATAGCGGCTTCAAACTGTCGGATGCGGACCGCAATTTCTTACTGGACCTGTTCCCGCCGAAATACCCTGTCGTCCGGTGCGAGCACGTTACTGTCGAGTTGACGCAAGGAGCCGCGCCGGACAGGCCCTATCCCTATCCGATGTCAGTAATCGGGTATGTTGATAGTGGTTTCATGGAGGTCTTGGCGGTTGAGGTAAACGGCAAGGCGCTTCGGCAGGACGGCGAGTTATATCATGTCACGCATTCGTACCAACCCGGTCATGAGTCTCGTGAGGCAGGGACCGTCATACGGTCTTTTGATATCCAACAGAAACACTTCGTCGGTATCGGCGGAGAGCCGTTTATACGCGTCCGGAGGGCATGAATGATGCGCTTGTATTTCCATTCTGAATCCGATTCCCTGTTTTGGGATGAGTTCCAGACCGATCCTTTCACCGATGACGTGACCGATGAGCCGAAGTTCCGCAAGGCGGCCAAGGTGCGGGGCTTGCAGGAACCGGAAGTTATTTCCGAAGTGATCGACGCCAAGGTGTATAGCCCGAAGGGACAGAGCATCGCCGACGCCATCATCACGTCCTACAAGAAATGGGAACGCAAGCCCGCTGACCTGTACCCGACACCCGTGGACGGCACCGAAAGCCTTATCCCGGCGCTGAAAGCGATGAAGCGTCCGGACGGCCTGCCGATCAAGCGGATATGGGAACCGGCGTGCGGTGACGGCCGCCTGGCTCGCGTCCTGGAATGGCACGGCTTTGAAGTGATCTCCACCGATCTCCGTGAGTTCCCCGGCTACGGTGAAGGTGGACTGGACTTCCTAGTCGAGCACCCGATGACGAAGTGGGGATGGGATGTAGGAGAGATCGACGCCATCGTTACCAACCCGCCCTTCAGCCTGGCCGAAGAGTTCATCCGCCGCGCTCTGATGTTCACGCCGAACGTCGCCATGCTTCTGAAGCAAACCTACTGGAACGTAGGCGGCCGGAGCGCGGGGCTGTGGCTGGACCACATGCCTGATTTGGAACTGAAGCTGACTTGGCGACTGGCCTTCCTCGCGAAGGAGCGCGGCAACAGCCCTCTCATGGATTGCATGTGGAACATATGGTCCGGTGAGAACGCCGCTAGGCCCTTGGCGGATCGCATGTGCGTGGCTGAGCCATTGCCCAGGCGCAAGTATCTAGGATACGGGGGGACGGGCCTGAAACCCGCTATGCAAGTGCTCGAAGGCGAACTGGACGAACTAACTTCCGTGCTGAAAGGTTTCAGGCCGTGAAGGTCATTGTCGGAGGCGAGACTTCGGGCCGGGTGCGGGACGCCTTCCGCCGCCTCGGTCACGATGCCATGAGTTGCGACTTCCTCCCAACGGACGTTCCGGGTCCGCACTATCAAGGGAATTATTGGGACATAGCTCGCGATGATCGGTGGGACTTAGGCATATTTCACCCTACATGCACTTGGATGTGCAACAGCGGCGTTCGGTGGCTCTACGAGGAAGAGGGCCGGTGGGACAAGATGGAAGAGTCGGCAGAAGACTTCAAACGTCTTCTCGAATTGCCGTATCCCAAGGCTGTAGAAAATCCTGTCATGCACGGTCACGCGCTGGAGATCATCGGCCGTGGACCGGACCAGATTGTCCAGCCGTGGATGTTCGGTCATAAGGCCACTAAGGCTACCGGCTTCTGGCTTGATCGGCTCCATCTATTGCGTCCGACCGATGACATCGGGCCGCCGCCACAGAGAGAGAGAGAGGCGTGGGCTTTGGTTCATCGGGCACCACCGGGGCCGGATCGGTGGAAGTTCCGATCCGAGACTTATCAGGGGATCGCCGACGCTATGGCGTGGCAATGGGGCCGTGGCTTCGCGCCGGGACTTGAAGGCAAGACGATCCGGTTGGACTACCACATGGAACTGCTAAGAAGGGCGATTGCAGGATGGGACGGCGGCAACCTGAAGGTGCGATAAAGGATGAGTGTCGGGACGACCACGCGCGCCCCAACGATCTCATCTTCTGGCAAGTCGAAGGAAAGTCGATCAACGGCTTCCCCGACACGTTCGCCGGGAAAGTGAGCGGCGGTGCCATCCATATCGAGTTCAAGCAGCCAGGAAAGAAGCCAACAGCGCAACAGTTTCTCCGCATATGGGAGATGCGCAACGCGGGCGTCGAAGCCTGGTGGACCGATAGCGTGGCCGGATACCGGAAGTTAGTTCGACTCGATCCCGGCTCGTATAAAGTCACATACCCGGAGTTCGCCGCGCGGGTCATTCGAAAGAAGTATGGGGCCGATGCTTGCTAGAGACATAGCAGAACAGCGGTTTGATCTCGCTTCCTGGTTCAAGGACACTTACGGAAAGGTGATCCGGGGGCGTGATGACTTGCACCCCTATCAGCGGTCTTGCGTCAAGCACCTGAAGAAAAATCCCTACTCCGCGCTGTTCATTGACGTGGGCTTGGGAAAGTCGGTGATCGCGCTCACCCTCCTGTCCGATCTCTTGAATGATGGATGGCGCGGCAAGGCCCTAGTGATCGCTCCGCTCCGCGTGGCACGTTCGACCTGGCCGGAAGAGATCAAGGAATGGAAGCAAGCGGCCGGGATCGAATACACCTTGATCCGCGCTGAAGATTCCGATGATGATATCAAGGCGATCTACAAGGAGCACTATGATCGGTTCTACGCGGCCGAGCGCCGTGTCGGCGAGACACCCCGCGTTGCCGCCAGGAACGCCGCCAGGAAGGCGTCCCCCCATCGTCAGGCCGCCAAGGAGGCGAAGCGCCAGCGGCTTGCCCTAGAGGACTCGGAGCTTCACATCATCAACGTCGAACAACTGGTTTGGCTGGTGGAGTATTGGGAGAAGCGCGGTCAGATAACCGGCGAGACTTGGCCATACGATGTGTGTTTCCTGGACGAAAGCTCGAAGTTCAAAGACCCGGCAACGGCCCGCTGGAAGGCGCTCAACAAGGCGCGCGGCCGAATGAAGCGGATGCACCAGTTGACGGCTTCCCCGGCGAGCGAGAGCTATGAGGGGCTGTTCGCACAATTATTCCTCCTGGATCGTGGCAAGCGCCTCGGCAGTTCCATGCGAAGCTACCACATGAAGTATTTCAAGCATCTTCCGAATCGGAAGTGGCATCTTCGCCGGGGCAATGACAAGCGGATCGGCACGAAGATCGCGGACATCTGCAAGGTGGTGAAGCTGGCGGACGTGCGCGACTATGTGAAGGTCGAAGATTGGGTGCCGATCAAGCGCCGCGTTGTCCTGCCGACTGAAATCCAGAAGCGCTACCGCGACTTCGAGCGCAAATTCATCTTGGAGCTTGATGACGACATCATCGAGGCGATGAGCGCCGGAGCGCTTTTCAACAAGTTGCTCCAGCTATCGGCCGGTGCCGTCTATGACGCCGAGAAGCAAGTCGTCGCCGTACATGATGAGAAGATCGAAGACCTCAAGCAGCTTGTCGATGAACTCGACGGCGAGCCGCTTATGGTGACGTACTGGTTTCAGTCCACCCTGGCGCGGCTGAAGAAGGCTTTCCCCGATGCGGTGGTCATGGATCGCGAGGCGAAGTGCAAGGACGCATGGAACGCCGGGAAGATCAAGATGCTGCTGGTTCACCCGGCGAGCGCCGGTCACGGTCTCAACCTTCAGAAGGGTCCAGGCCATGACATCGCGATCTTTGATCCGTTCTACAGCCGGGAGCTTTATGAGCAAGTCATCGGACGCCTGGCCAGGCAAGGACAGCGGAAGTTAGTTCGCGTTTGGCAGTTGACTTGCGTTGATACCTACGACGAATTGGTCTATGAGTGCCTGGAAGACAAGCACCGAGGCCAACAGCGACTCTTCAAGTTTATCCGTTCTGCGAGAGCGAGGTTCGCGAACGATAATGATAGGAGGACCACCCGTGTTAAAGCGGCCTAGACTCGACCCTGCTATAGCGGCACGCCTCAACGACATGGGACTGAAGGTCGGATTGGCGTATCAGCCTGAATCGCACTTTATCAAGAACGGGCGGAAGCTCACCCACGTTGCGGAGTCAGGCGATCCGTGGAGTGTTACCATCTTGCGTCGCAACTGTGTGCTGTGGGCCGATGGCGCGCAAGTCGGGCGCGCCTTGGCGGCGACGTTCGAGGATGCGGTTGAAGCCGCGATCCCGACCGGCCTTCTGTCTAGCGCTATGCGGCTGGACCATGCCGTAGAAGAACTGACGGAGGCGATCCGTGCCTGTCAAAATTGATCCCACTATAGTGGAAGAACTTGCAGCCATGGACCTGGTTCTATGGGAAGCGAAGCACCCGAAACAGGTTTTCTTCAACGAGAAGACGGGCAAGATGTCCAGTCGTGAGGACAAGGATTGGGTCGTGATATCGCTCGCTGGCCCCGGCGTTGATGGCGAGAAGCCAGCCGGAGCGTCCACCTTGCGCGATGCTGTTGACGCCGCTCTTCGGACTTACTTCGCTGACCGCGTGCCCGGTTTGCGTGGGGCGCTCTTGCGTTTGGAGAAGGCGTGCTTCGAGACGACTCTTTGCCTCATGGCGGATCGTAATTTGGCGGGGGACTGCGATGATAACGAAGTCCCTTTCTAACCTGGCCGCTGAAATTGACGCGCTCGTCGTGACGCTCGGTGGTATCCTGCCGTCTCCAGCCGTGGATCGCCTGGAGAAGGAGATCGCCTTCCTGGCGTGGCGATTGAAGATGCGGCGTATGTCTCGTATAGAGACGGCGATCTACTATAACGGCCTAGTGAGGCAGCGCCCGGTGTATAATTTGCACACCCGGATTGAAGATTTGATAGAGGAACTGAAGCTGTGGTGAAGCGGATATCGGATGTTACTTCCGAATTACTTGCGACCGGCGAGGCTACGATGAGCCAGATCGCACAGTTATTCGAGACGGACGCAAAGACTCTTCCGCAACGGATGAAGGGTATCATCCCGTGCGGAAAAAGGAATGGATACAAGGTCTATAAAATCCGCGAAGCCGCGTCCCGCCTGGTCAAGCCCGGCTATGAGATCGAAGAGTTCATCAGGCAGATGTCGCCGCAAGAGCTTCCGCCCCTTCTGAATAAGGAGTTCTGGAACGGCCAGCGTGCCCGCGCCGCCTTCGAGAAGGAGATGGGGAACCTGTGGCCGACCGAAGATGTTGTGGCCCTATTCGCGGTTCTGGAAAACGGCATCCGGCAAACGATGTTGCTAGTGGTCGATGACATCGAACGCGAGGAAGGACTGACGGATGGACAAAGAAGAACTTTTCGGCGTATAACCGATGCCTCCATAACATTGTTCAAAGAGAAATTGACCGAGAGCTTCCAAGAGTACCATGCTAACAGAGAAGATCATAGAGGATCGGCAACTCAACGCCTGGTCAGTGCCCGTGGTGACACCGGATCAATTCCTGGAACCCCGGAAGACGAAGAAGTCGATATCTAAATACGCCGATCTCGTCGAACTCGCTATTGCGATCACGGAGAAGGTATTCGTCCCGCCCCGGCGCATGACGGTCAGCGAGTGGGCTGAAGAGTTTCGCGAAGTCAATCAGCCGGGCGCTTATGTCGGACCTTACCGAAACGCCACAACGCCTTACATGGAGGAACCGGCTGACGAGCTTACGTCCCCTGCTTTTCGCGGCACGGTATTCGTCGGTTCTGCGCAAACCGGAAAGACGGACGGACTGATTGTCAACTGGACTGGATACGGCGCGCACCTTGACGGTCAAGACATGATGATCGTCTGCCAGTCGTTCACAGCGGCGCGCGATTTCTCCATGCGACGCATCGACCGTCTTATTCGATACACCATAGAGGTTAAGGACTCTCTAGCAAAGGGTAGTCAGAACGATAACAAGTTCGACAAGACCTTCGACAACGGGATGCTGCTGACGATCTCACATCCGTCGAAGAACGAGCTATCAGGTAAACCTGTCGGTCGTGTGGCGATCACCGACTACGACCGTATCGAAGACGACATAGACGGCGAGGGTAACGCTTTCGATTTGGCGGCCAAGCGGACGACCACCTACGGCTCTAATGCTATGACCTTGGCCGAGAGTAGCCCTTCGCGTGAAATCATAGACTACAAGAAAGTCGTGACCGGACACATGGCTCCGCCGACGACCGGCATCTTGGCTCTTTATAATCGCGGAGATCGACGTCGTTGGCATTGGCCTTGTCCTGAATGCGGAAGTTACTTCGAAGGTAAATGGGAAGACATCAAGTGGGACAACGATCTCACGTCGAATAACGACAAAGCCGAATCCGCCTACATGCAGTGCCCTCATTGCAACGTACACATCAAGCCGAAGCAACGCCGGAAGATGAATCTGTGGGGCCAATGGGTCAAGGAAGGGCAGTGGATCGACGACGAGGGCTATACCCAAGGGAAGGGTAACGGGTCCAATATCGCGTCGTTCTGGTTGATGGGCGTCGCTGCTGCGTTCGTGTCATGGCCGCAATTGGTAAAGACATATCTCGACGCGGAAGATGACTATCTCGCGACCGGAGACGAGACCGCGTTGACGAAATTCTACAACACGGACTTGGGCCTGCCGTATGTGCCGAAGCATATTATCAATTCGGAATCGCGCACGCCAGATTCGCTTATGGGCCGGTGCGAAACGTGGACCTACAAGAAGGTGCCGCCGCGTGTGCGTTTTCTTCTCGGTCTGGTGGACGTGCAGAAGAACGCTTTCGTGGTCCAGATCATAGGCGTGGCCCCTGGTCAGCCCTTTGACTTGTATTTGGTAGATCGCTTCACAATTCAGTATTCGGACCGGATGGACCCTAGTGCTCCGGAGGGTAAAGAGAGCTATCTGTGGGTCAAGCCTGCCGCTTACCTGGAGGATTGGGATAAGATCAAAGAGCAAGTCATTGACGCGGTGTACGAGCTAGACGATGACAGCGGCCGTAAGATGACGGTCAAGATGACCTTGTGCGATTCTGGCGGCGCGGCGGGCAAGGAGGGCAGCGACGGCAGGAAGATTGGTGTGACTAGCAACGCCTATAATTTTTACCGCAAGATGCGCGACGCGGGCCTGTCGTCCCGCTTCCATCTCCTGAAGGGCGACGCGACGCCGGGAGCACCGCGCGCCAGGATCACGTATCCGGATAGCGAGATCGCCAAGGACAAGTCGCGCCGCCGTGGAGAAATCCCGGTGTTGCAGCTTAATCCTACAATGAATAAAGATAACCTGGACGCGCGCTTGGACGTACTAGAGGCAGGCAAGGGCATGATTCATCTTCCGTCATGGCTCGTGGACCATTCGATGTCTTGGTTCTTCGCGGAACTAACTTCCGAAGTCAGGGTTCCCGGCAAGGGATGGGAGAAGGTTGCAAAGCGCAACGAGGCTTGGGATTTGTTTTACTACGCCATCGGGGCTTGCGTTTCCTCCCTTATTGGGATAGAGCGGCTGAATTGGGACCGCCCGCCTCCCTTCGCTGCCGATTGGGACGACAACCCGTTGGTGATCGAACCGGAGGCTGAAGTCGCATTCGAGCGTCGTGAGTTCAAGCAGTTCAACTTTGCCGAGTTCGGCCGCCAGATGGGGTAAAGGGATGTCGATACCGCTGACGCAGGCTGAGATCACAGCCATTAAGGCTCGGATCGTCAAGTTCGAAGCGGCGTATGACGACATCATCTCCGGCAAAGCGATAAAGCGATTCGTTGACCAGAATGGTGAGCAGGTGGAATACACCGCCGCCAATGCGGCCAAGCTGCTTGCCTTCATCAACGAACTGAAAGCGATGATCGACAGCACCTTCGCGCGGCGTTACAAGCCCCGTCCTATCGGCTTTGTGTTTCCGAGGCAGTAATGAAGAAAGTTCCAGCACAGGCCCGGTCTACCGCTGTAACGGTACTCCCCCGGCAGGGCCGCGAGATGGCGTTCGGCGGCGGCCTGGAAGGAGCCGAACGCACGAAGCGAGAGACCGCACTGTGGTCGCCCCCTATGGCATCCCCGGATCGCGTCATAAATCCAGGGAAGAGGCTCGCTGACGCCCGTGGCCAAGACATGGTGCTTAACGACGGCTATACGCAAGGGGCCGTTCGAATCCACAAGGATAGCATCGTCGGTGCCAGCTACCGGCTCAATGCCAAGCCAGACTATCGGGTCATCTGTGGTACGGATGCCAAGTGGGCGCAGGAGTGGGCCGAGGACTACGCAGCCGTGGCCGAGAGCCGGTTCAACCTGGCGGCCGAAAGCGAAGATGGGTGGTTCGATGCCAGCGGTCAGATGACCCTGACGGGTATGCTGCGCCTTTGGGTTGGCGCGTTCTGCTATACCGGCGAGATCATCGGCACGTCTGAATGGGAAGACAGCGACCCCACAAGGCCCTTCAAGACCGCGATCCAGATGATCTCACCGGA